TGGGGAACAGATGAAAGAATTATTAGCCGCGTTTCTTTTAACGCAACAGCCTATGCCTGATGATATGTATGCTCTTGATGTCCCATTCCAACTGGCGTGTACCCCCAGTTTCATTAGCATGATGAAGCACCTTGAGAAAGACTACGGCGAAATACCTATGGTAATGAGCCATATGAGCGTTGATACAACCATTGTATTATTCGTAAACAAAGAGCAAACAACGTCTACCCTTGTGGTTACACGAAACATGAAGGATAGGGAAGAGGCTTGTATTCTTTGGGGCGGTCAGTCAAATGGTACGTCACTTAGCATTAACCCTAGCCCAGTGTACCCCGAGGAAAGAACATGACAATACCTACTTATTTACTAGGCGCAATTATATTTTTGATTACACAGACCGCTACCGCTATATGGTGGGCATCCGGTATATCTAATGACGTTGAGATGTTAAAGCGTGACAGAGATGATATTAGAATGATGGTCGATCATTTGGATGTATTAACATACAGAATTGAAACTCTTGAAGCGACAATCAACAGAGCGTTTGGAAAGGAGATGCGTTAATGGCTGCAAAAAGAGACCCAAGGCTTGCTAGGGCTGGAGTTTCCGCATTTAATAAACCTAAGCGTACACCTAACCATCCTAAGAAGTCACATGTAGTCGTGGCAAAGTCTGGAGACAAAGTTAAGACTATTAGGTTTGGCCAGCAAGGTGTTACCGGAGATAAACAGCCAACAGCAAGACAGAAATCTTTTAAGGCACGTCATGCTAAGAACATAGCCAAAGGCAAAATGTCTGCGGCTTACTGGGCTAACAAAGTTAAATGGTAAGGAGGGCTTATGCCTAAAGTTGGAAAGAAACATTACGCTTATACGAAAGCAGGAATGGCTAAGGCCAAGGCTGCTGCTAAAAAATCTGGCAAGAAGGTGAGTTATGCCAAGAAAAAGTAGCGGCCTTTACGCAAACATTCATGCGAAGCGTAAGCGTATAAAGGCTGGATCAGGGGAGAAAATGCGCAAGCCGGGGAGCAAAGGTGCGCCTACCGCAAAGGCATTTAAACAATCCGCAAGGACATCGAGGAAGAAATAATGTGGGAAGAAATAGTAAAAAAATGGAATGGTTTAAACACAAAGCAAAGAGTGGTTCTTGGTATCGTGGCTTTAGTGTTGCTTGTTGTTGTATTGGGTTAGTAAGTTGTCAGACGATAAGGGACGCAACGTACAGCGGGACGGGAGCGGCAATCGGTGCGGGTGCGGCAACTGTGATGAGCGGTGGTGTAACTGCTCCGATGGTGGGTGCTCTGGCGGGTGCCTCAACGGGGATTGTCCTTGCCGATCTAACAGAGAAGAATGGGAATGTGTCACAGACGGTACAGCGTAAATCATTCTTTATGTTGATTGAGGAACTTGTTCAGGTTGCTGGATGGTTTTTGGTTCTTGGTTTTTTAGGCCCGGTTATTATAGGTTGGCTTTTACCGGGGCCGCTAGAGAGAAGAAAAAAGAATGGATGAAGACATTTTAAACCCTGAAGATTATCTGCTTCAGTCTCCTACCGATAACCCGGATACTGGATACTGGGATCAAGAGGTAATTGGGCAAAGACCAGAGATTCCTGTTGCTGGGCCTATTGCGGGCTTCGCAAGGAATGTTTTGGGTGATATGCAGTCAAACCCATACTCAGGAATGTTTGGACTTCAGGGTAAAATGATCGGAAGCATTGGCGAGGCTATTCTTGATCCTGCGATCAAGGTTGCTCAGGGAGACCCGCTTACAAGATTTGATGTAACAGAACTTGCTGCTGCTGCACCTTTGGGCGCCGTAAAAAGTTTAAAGGCTGGAAAAGATGCTATAACCAGAGCGCAACTTACGCCGGACATTACCAGAAGGGGGAAGGTTAGTGGCCAATCTCCTAGCGTTTCAGGAAAATTGTTTGAGAGACTTGGAGTTCCTACAGATTGGTATGCTGGAGGAATGCCCGCAAATCTAGTAATGATGGCTGAGGATGTTATTGGGAATTCTGTTAGGAGATCTTTTAGCCCTAAAGCCATGATTGATATGCGTGATTATGGAATGTCCGCAAATGTTTCTTCAGACTTTAGTCGTGCCTTTGAATTAGAAGACAGGCTTCTTTCTCAATACGCCACGGCAGATGCCAAAACAAAAAGAAGTATACAGAGGGATTTGGCTTTGAACAGAAATGAGTACGTTTCCCAAGCAAAGCATATGATTGATGTTTTAATGCGCAGACAACCAGATCATCCTTTGTTAGCATCAGAGTTCAAAAGAATGTTGTACCCAAGAACAATATTAACCAATGCCCCTAGAATGCAATCGACGGGCACTGATGTTATGAAGGTTTTTGACGGGAAACTTCCGATGAGTTCTGAAGCAGCGCTTGTTCATATAAGTAAACCAGCAATTAAAAGCACCGATGTATACGGCAGGCCGATTAATCTTAGTCTGTCCAGATGGAATTCTAGTATAGGTTCTGATGCATTTAACATAAGGAGTCAAGAAAAAGTAAAGGAAGTTGCCGATGTATCTAGGGGTCAGGACAAGCCACGATTTAGCGGCGCCTTGGCTGCAACAAATCTTTTAAAGGACATGCCTCTGAGTATTCCAAGAACTGCGGAGAATGTTTTAAAGTGGGCAGAAGAAAACCCGATAAAACTAAGCGGAGGAAAAACCGGCGCTAAAGTAGATGTAGAGAAACTAAAGGATAGTCTTGTTGAAGGAGAGGGATTCATAAGTTTTGGAGGAAGAGTTCTTGGTCAGGACAGGCAGTATGCAAATTATGACTGGCGTGTAATTGTAGACCAAGGAACAGGGCGTGCCTATTTTGTCCAGTATGACGAAATGAGGCTTGGGTCTGGAAACAAAATGTTTGATCGTGCGCTAAACCCCGGAGGGCAAGAGTCGTTAGGTATTGACTTTATGGATGCCGGTGTAATCGGAGACGGCAAGGGCGCTAATGTAAAAGACTACGACTTTACCGAAGCGGGTAAAGCAATAGGAATGGGTAAGACAGATGTTGCTGCCAATGTTAGAGCGACTATTCAGCAGGGTCAATCTGCAGAACCAACTCTTCTGGACGTAGCAAAAACTTATGCTAAGACGGGGATGCGTGGCGCACCTCTTGGATACTATCTTTTTGGAGACGATGAACCTGATTGGGGCGATATTACACCATGACAGAACAACAAGAAAAATTTCTAGATCTTTACATTAACACTGGTAATGCTACCAAGGCTGCTAAATATGCAGGCTATGGTTCGCCAAAACAGCGAGGATGGGAACTAAAGAAAAAATACCAGAAAGAAATCGAGGCAAGACAGAAGGCTATGATTATGGATTCAGTTCCCAGTGTTATAGCAAATATTATAGCGCTGGCTAACGGAGCAGACTCCGAGGCTGTTAGGTTGAATGCATGCAAAGACCTTATGGATCGTGCAGGATTTAAGCCTGTTGAAAAAACTGAGACAGAGATAACAACTACAGAACAAAAATCTACGGAAGAATTAACAGCGGAGTTAGCAGAACTTCAAAAAATGCTGCAGTAATGGAAAGGCAAAAGATTGAGCAAGCCATCGAAAATACGAAGGAACTCATTAAAAGACAGAAGTACAGTAAGTTAGATTTTTACGACCCGTATCCTTTTCAGAAAAAATTTCATGATACAGGGTTTCAGAGCAATCAGAGGTTGCTTATGTGCGCTAACCGTATCGGCAAGTCATATTCTGGCGCTGCTGAAATGGCTATGCATTTGACGGGCATATATCCAGATTGGTGGGAAGGAAGAAGGTATAACAGAGCCATTACCGCTTGGGTTGGTGGCGTGTCTAATGAGTCCACTAGAGATATATGTCAGGCAGAATTGTTGGGCAGCCCGGAAGACCCGGAAGCCTTCGGTACCGGAGCAATCCCCAGAGACTGTATCGTTTCCACCGAACGGAAACCGGGCGTGCCTAACGCTAAAGCATTGGCTGTTGTAAAACATGTAAGTGGTGATAACAGCACGGTTCAGTTTAAGTCTTATGAGTCAGGCGTAGAGAAATGGATGGGACGATCTGTTGACTGCATCTGGCTAGACGAGGAGCCTGAACGAATATTATATTCTCAGGCTGTAACACGTACCCTAGACAGGAAGGGAATGGTTTATCTTACATTTACTCCTGAGCAGGGAATGACGGAAACTGTCAGCGCATTCATGAACGACCTGAAACGTGGTCAGTCTCTTACGAATGCAACTTGGGATGATGCGTCAGAAGATGTGCGCACCGTGGTTAATAAAAAACCCGGACATCTAGACAAGGATACAATGACTCAGATTCTTGCTGCTTACTCTCCTCATGAGAGAGAAATGCGCAAGTATGGTAAGCCAACAATTGGATCAGGACTTGTATTCCCAATACCTGAAGAAAAGATTATTTATGATAATGTTCAGATACAGGAACATTGGCCCAGAATAGCCGGAATAGATTTTGGATGGGATCATGACACGGCTGTTGTATGGGGTGCGCTAGATCCTGATGAGGAAATATTTTACGTTTATGATGCATACAACGCAAACAAAAGGTCGCCTGCTGAACACTCAAAAGAAATACTTAGGAGGCCATCTTTTATCCCCATTGCGTATCCTCATGATGGTAATCGTAGGGATTCTATGGGCAATCCCGGCCTTGCTGATCAGTATCGTGATCATGGTTGTAATTTTCTTTTGGATCACTTTTCAAATCCACCGGCACTTGGTCAGAAGAAAGGTTCCAACTCTGTTGAAGAGGGGATTCAGCAGATGGTCGTTTGGATGGAGGAAGGGAGGTTTAAGATCAAGTCCGATCTACACCACCTCCTTCAAGAGTATAGGCAATACCACCGCAAGGATGGGAAGATCGTTCCGATAAGAGATGACAGCGTTTCCGCTATGCGGTACTGCTTTATGTCGAGACGTTGGGGTGTCGCTGGATTAGATACCACTTGGAACTTTAACTTTGATAAGGATATATCATATCCTCAATATGGAATTATATAATGGAAGATAGAGTTATAACAGAAGACGATATCAAGCAACGTATAGATGGAGAAATGTCAGAGGCCATTGGATGGGCTGACGAAATATCCCAGCAAAGAGCAGAGGCTATGTCGTATTACTACGGCGAACCTATGGGAAACGAGGTGGACGGTAGAAGTCAGTTTGTTGACAGCACAGTTCAGGACAGCATTGAATGGATAAAGCCCGCTCTTATGCGTGTGTTTGCCTCTGGCGACGAACTTGTACAGTTTCAACCATCTGGGCCTGAAGATGTAGCCGCAGCACAGCAGGCAACCGACTATGTAAACTTTGTTTTGCAGCGACAGAACGATGGATGGCAGATTCTATACAACTGGTTTACCGACGCACTTCTTCAGAAGAACGGGATTGTCAAGGTCTGGTGGGAAGAGTCTGAGAAATACCAGCGTGAGACGTACAAAGGATTAAGCGACGTTGAGTTCGATTCTATATTTATGGATGAAAACGTTGAAGTTGTTGAGCATGAAGAGATAAGCGATGCAATGGGCATGCCAATGCACAACGTTGTTATCCGAAGATACATGAATGACGGAAAGGTTTCTATCGTAAATGTTCCGCCAGAAGAATTTGTTATCAACCGTGAAGCAAAATCTATACAGGAGGCACGATTTGTATGCCACCGTGTTCGCAAAACTTTGTCCGAACTTCGTGAAATGTACCCGGACATGGATGAAAGCAACATTGGAGATGGAGATTACACAGCGAACTGGGACATTGAGCATGCGGCAAGATTCATTAATGACAACACTGGAGATCCTTATTACATTAGAAACAACGCTGCGAATGAGGACGCATTAAAAGAGTATTGGCTTTACGAGTCTTTCTTGAGAACAGACTTTGATGGTGATGGAATTACAGAACTAAGAAAAGTTTGCACGGTTGGAAATGAAATACTCTCAAATGAGGAAGTTGATAACATTCCATTTATTAGCATCACCCCTATTAAAGTTCCGCACAAGTTCTTTGGTTTATCTATTGCTGATCTTACTATACCTCTGCAACAGATCAAGAGCGTTGTAACCAGAAACCTTTTGGATAATATGTACAACCAAAACTACGGAAGGTTTGCCGTTCTTGAGGGGCAGGCTAATCTTGACGATCTTCTTTCGGCAAGACCGGGTGGAATAGTTCGTGTTAAATCACCCAACGCAGTCATGCCTCTGGCAACTCCTACGCTTGAGCCGTACACATTCCAGATGCTGGAGTATATTGACGGGATCAGAGAAAGCCGTGCAGGAGTAAGCAGAAATAGTCAGGGATTAAATGACAAGGCTCTTACGTCGCATACTACGGCTGCTGCGGTTAACGCTGTAATGACTGCCGCTCAAAGCCGTGTTGAACTAATTGCAAGGCAGTTTGCAGAAACTGGCGTAAAGGAGTTGATGTTACGGATATATGAACTTCTTTGCAAATACATGGACAAGAAACGTGTAGTTAGACTAAGGAACGAGTGGATTGAGATTGATCCAACATCTTGGAATGACTCTATGGATGCCACTGTATCTGTTGCGCTAGGCCAAGGAAACAAAGACCAGCAGGTTGCTCAACTTATGCAGTTAGTGCAGATGGCCGGATCTCAGGCTGGCAATCCGATGGTATCCGCAGAAAATAACTATAACCTGATGGCCGCACTTATAAAGTCAATGGGCTATCAGAATGTGGATGACTACATTACTCCCCCAGATAGGCAACAACCTCCCGGCCCAGATCCAATGATGGAGGCTCAACTGCAATCTATGCAAATAGATGATCAGGTTAAGCAGGGAGAGTTAGAAGTCAAGAGAATGAAAGTACAAAACGAGATGAAAGAGACTCAGCTCGATGCTAAGTTTAAAATGGTAGAAATGGAAATGGAGGCTGATCGCAACGCTCCGGTAAAAATTGGATGAGCAAAGAATTAAAGATTGAACAAGCCCGAAGAATATTAGAAGACAAACTATTTCAAGAAAGCGTAGAAGCCTTGAAACAACAGTTAGTATCTGAGTGGGGCACAACTAATCAACACGACGTTGATAGTAGAGAACAGATTTGGCTTGAACTCAAATTGCTAGACAGATTGGTAGGACATTTGCAAGCAATATTTGAGGAAGGACAAATAACTAAATTCACATCAACAATGAGAAATATTTAATATGGCAATTAACTTACCTAATATCGCTAATGCCAACCCAATGGGAGCGGAAGCGGCAGAAAGTTTAGCGCAGGCAATGGATGTAGCAGGCGCACAAGAAGCAATTTTGCAGATGATGGATGCTGAAGAAGCACAAACCTCTGAAGCAGAAGAGCAACCCACAGAGTCAGAAGAATCTCAACCCCTAGAGGAAGAATCTGTTGACGAAAGTGAGGCCGACGATTCAGAAGAATCCGATGAGGAGGCTGAAGAGTCAACCGAAGAAGAGGCTGAAGGAGAAGAAGGTGAAGAGACATACACCGTAAAAGTTAATGGTGAAGATGTCGAAGTTACCTACGATGAACTAATCAGTGGATACTCAAGAACTTCGGATTATACAAGAAAGACGCAAGAGATTGCTGAACAACGTAAGCAAATGGACTCAGTTGCTGATCAATTGAGGTCTGGACTTCAACAGTTAAATGTCGAGCGTCAGCAGTATCAACAAGCACTTGGACACCTTGGACTTCAAATATCATCCGGTATGCAGAAGTTTAAGGATGTTGATTGGAACCGTCTTAAACTAGATGATCCTGTTGAGTTTGCTGTTAAGCGTGAAGAGTTTCGTGAAGAACAAGAACGACTCCAGAAAGTTAACATGCAGATTAATCAGGTTCAGGTTCAGATGCAAGAGGATCAAAAGCGTGAACACGCCGAAAGGGTGGAAATCGCTAATCAAGAGTTACGTGAACTGATACCTGAGTGGTCTGATGATCAGAAGCGTGGACAACTTGCGACAGAAATACGTGACTACGGAGTGGGCGCTGGCTACACTGAGGAAGAAATAACTAGCCTAGCAGACTCACGTGCAATCAACATTCTTATGAAAGCAATGCGTTATGACGCTTTGCAGAAGGCTGATGTAAAAGGAAAGAAGTTGAAGAACAAACCCAAGTTGGTTAAGCCCGGAAGTAAAAGGGCAAAGGTTGATGCTGATCGTAGGCGTCAGGCCGAACTTCGTAATCAACTAAAATCATCAGGGTCGGTGGATGATGCCGCTGCTTTGATGGAAGACTTTTTCTAAGGAGAAAATATTATGACAGTGCCAACTAATACCAGAGAGACTTACGGTGCCGTAGGCATTCGTGAAGACCTCTCAAATATCATTTACAACATTGCACCGGATGACACGCCGTTTATGTCTAGCATCGGCAAATCGTCTTGTGCGAACACTTACTTTGAGTGGCAAACCGATACGCTGGCAGCAGCCGACGCAACCAACGTGGTTGCTGAAGGCGACGATGCAAGCGCATTGGCGGTCGCAGAGCCGACCCGTCGTGGTAACTACACGCAAATCAGTCGTAAAGTGATCCAGACTTCTGGCACTGCTGAAGCGGTTGACTTTGCTGGTCGTAAATCGACCGAGGCTTACCAGATGGCGAAGCGTGCTAAAGAACTCAAATTGGACATGGAAAAAATGCTTCTCAGCAACAACGGTATGGTCGCCGGTTCCTCCGGTACGGCCCGTGAAACCGGTGGTGTTGGCGCATGGGTTCAGTCCAACCTTGAGAACGGTACGGCCACGGCCTCTGCTGCTGACTACGGTACGACCGCCCCGACTCCGGGTACGGACAAAGCCGTTGCTGAGTCGGACATTCGTGATCTCATGAAGCAGTGCTGGGATGCCGGTGCGCAACCTGATATCCTTATGGTTGACGGTGCGCTCAAGCAGAAAATCTCAACTCTTTCGCAGAGCGTGTCTGACCTGCGCACGACCGCAAACAACCAGTCCCCGGCTTTTGTCGTGGCAGCGGTTGACATCTATGTTTCCGATTTCGGTAACTTGAAAATCGTGCCTAACCGTCAGATGCCTGCCAAAACCTGCTACTTCCTTGATTATGACTTCTGGGATATCGCTTATCTGCGAAACTTCCAGACGACTGATCTGGCGAAGACTGGTGATAGCATGTCGAAGATGCTTGTTGTGGAGTACGGTCTGCGTGCCCGCAACGAGGAAGCCAACGGCGCTATCCTTGGTTGGGATCCGGCTCTCTAATAGAGGCCACAATAGGGGGAGGCATTCGCCTCCCCCACTTTTTTAGGGGATAAAATGAAACTCAAGAAGAAACACTTTGACCGGCAGCCTGATAAAAAAATTGAAGGCAAAAAAGTTGACGCCATAGCGGAACTGAAAAAGGCTTACAGCAAACCGCAGAAAGTTGCTAACGTGGGTGGAAAAGGTTTTGTATGAGCAAAGTAAAAACTATATTTGATCACGATGGAGTATCTACTACGTACTTTGAAGAGGAACAAGACGGAAGTTTTTCTTTAAACAAAGTGATGGATGCTTCCCCAGTTCTTGAAAAGAATAAGCGGGAATATAATGAAGGTGTTAATAACCCTACGCACTCAGCAATTGGAAGAAAAGTTGCGTCGATTCCGCTGACAGTGTGGCAAAACTGGATTAAAGAAACTAACGGAGAGATTCAGAAAGATCCTGCAGTTCTTGCTAGGTATCTGAACGATCCCGATAACAAATATTTTAGGACGCATAAAAGTAATATATGAGACTGGTTAGCCCTAGCGAAGTTCCTCTTATATGGCATAAGGTTCTTCCCGGTATACAACGGGCGATGGTCTACAGCGACAGCATATACGAAGGCGAGGACTTTTATAAAGACCTTGTTAGCGGGTTTTCTGATCTTTGGGTTATAGAAGAAGAAGGCGAAGTGATAGCCCACTCTATAACTCAAATACTTAGATACCCAAGAATGACTTTTCTGAGAATACTTACCGCAGAAGGTAAGAGCAAGGGAATGCCGTTCTATATATATGATCATCTTCCTGATATTGAGGAGTATGCTAAAAGTCAGGGTTGTGAGTTTATCGAAGCACCTACCCGTAAGGGCATGGCAAAGGTGCTGGAAAAACATGGGTGGAAACTTCAATACACTATAGTAACAAAGAGGATAGAAAATGAGAGGATCAGCAAAGAGTCCTGAGCAGTTACAGGCTGAACAACAAGCACGTGACGCAGCGGCTAAAAAACTATTAGAGGAGCAGGCCAAACGAAAGCAGGTTACTCTTGTGGCTGCCGAAGGATTAAACTCTGGGGGCGGGTCAATTGGGCCGGGACTAACTAAGGGTACAATGTTTGGCGGCGGTGGAAACCCTCTTCCAACTACTGGAGACGGGCTAACTATTGGTCAGCAATACTACGTTGACAAAGACAAAAAAGGTAGAGAGTACATACAATTACCCGGAGTTCTTGGAGATCCCGGATCAAGAGCCTATTGGGATGACAAGACAGGCGCTTTTCGAACTAAAGGAGGGAGAGGTACGGGTAATCCAGTATTGTATACTTCTAGTGTACTGCCCTCTTCTACGACATCTTCAGATTCTTCTGGAGGATCATCTGGTTCTTCTTCCAAGTCTTCATCGAAGTCTTCATCGAAGTCTTCGTCCGGTTCTTCTTCTGGCGGCCCTCTTTCCAAATCTGCTGCAGAAGATCAGATGGCCTTTCACAAAGCACAACAAGATGCATACTTTAGCGATCCAGATAAACCGCTTGATAAAAGCGCACTTCTTCCAGTCGCTAAAGTTAGAATCCCTGTCAGCGTTCTATAGGAGATAACAATGCCAACGACAACTACAACAGGAAGTTCTACTAATATACAAGACCCTTATGAGCAGGGGCGTAGGTTCGATTATCTTATTGATCGTGCTAAGTATTTAGCCAAAAGCCAAGTGCCTCAGCACTACGGAGCAGGGCGTGAGATGAGTGATCTTGTAGCGCCAATGACCTCCGACCAGTTAGCAGCAATGGGTATGACTAGGGATTTTGTAACAAGCGGCATGAGTCCAATTAGAGGTGCTGCTGAATCTGGATTTGCCAGCATGATGAGTGGTCGTGTAGACACAGGCCCCGGATCTCCTTACGGAGACATGATGGATGTATACCGAAGGCAGGCTGTTGATCAGGCGCAGCAGGCTATGGGAGAGTTGCGATCAAGCCAAACGATGTACCAACAAGGCGGCTCAAGTCGTGGCGATCTTCTTAATCAGCAAGTCATTGAGAATGTTGGGCAGAACATTGCAGACGTTGGCGCAGGCATGTACATGAATGCGTACAACACTGCGCAACAGCAGCAGGCAAACGCTCTAGGTCAGTACGGCGCTATGGTCAGCACGCCTATGGATGCCATGCGTGATTACTACAATCGTGTCGGTGTTCCATTGCAGCAACAGGCTCAGGCAGAAAGGGATATGTCTAGGGAGATATTTGATTATCAGCAAATGGCGCCGTGGGAAGCATTGAGAATGTATCAAGGCTTGATTAGCGGCAACATGGGTGGCATGTCTACTACAACAGAAAGAGGAAAAACCGTACAGAATAGGTAAGGAGTAATATATGGCTCAAGCAGTACCAGTTATAGGTAGCGCCTTACTAGGTATGGGCGTTTCACAGGTTGGAAAGAGAATGGGGCTTGACCCCAAGTTGGCTACCCTATTGGGTGCAGCCGCAGGCATGGGTGTTGGCTCTATGGCTTCTGGCGCAGGCTCTGCAGCAGCGTCAACTTCTAGCGGCGTTGCCAGCGCTGTTCCAGTTACGCCAATGTACGATGCTTTTGGAAATGTAATTGGATCGGCTGCTGCTGATGCAAGCACGTTAGCAAGTGCGGCGATGGTTGATCCATTTGCCTCTTCCATTACAACCGGAATAGGCGCTCCAGAGATAGTTCAACCATACGCAGAGTATGGATCAGGTCTTACGACTACTCCTCAGTACGATGCATTTGGTGATGTTATAGCCGCTCCTGAAGTACCATTCCAAAGCGAATACATGATAGATCCATTTGTTCAGCAACAACCCACATTGGCAACACCTTACGATGCTGCTGAGTTTATGGGAACATCGTTCACAGATCCAACCATTCCAGCGCTGTCACGTGCGGGCGAACCGCTAACGTATGGACTTGATAAAGGAACTGCTGATCTTATCTACCAAGACTTTGGCGATGTAATGGATCCACTTGATCCACGATTAAATGTTCAGGCAAGCACTGGTCAAGATCTTACAGATACTCTAGTAGATAATACTAAAAAAAATAATATTGTTGCAGAGTTACAAAGGCTGGATAATCAATCCGCAGATGTGGCAGCAGGAACTGCGCCTGTATATCCTCTATCGGGATTTACAGCCCCTGATGGCGGTGATATTTATTCCCCGCCACCTACAAGCAATCTGTACACAATGGACAATGCTGCAGCAGAAGGCGCAATGAACCCTTTTGAAGTTGCTATTGATAAAGCAGGAATTGCTACAGAAGGTTTCTGGGATAAGATTCCTGACTGGGCAAAGCAGCAGGGAAGTTCATTCCTGTACAACATGGCTATGCAACTTATGAGCCATATGTTCAAAGAGCCGGAGATACCTTCAACACCAAGATCATACGGAGGCGGAGGTTACGAGCCTCTTGCTCCACCGACCAGAGCCACAGTTGTTCCATTTAGTGGAGCCGGTGGAGGTGGTGGTTTAGGAGGCAACACATTGCTTCCTGCAACACAACGCACTAGATTCGTTCCTCAAGGAGTAGCGTAATGCCATTAAGTTTTGAATCAAAAATACCTTTCGACATATTTGGTAACAGCACTACGATAAGGGCTGACATACCTGATGATGAGCCTCAGCGAAAGAGGTTTAATCCTATGGCCTCTTGGATGAACGCATCTCAGGTTATGGACGAAGAGTTCTCAAGCGCTCCTGCTTTCGGGGCTGAGACTTTTCCTGCGCAGAACGCAGCGGTAGATCCTAGCGCATTACCTACAGAGTTTAATATGGGGCAAGGGTTTCAGCCAAACGCCTTATATGGAACAGACATGTCTCAGCAGCAAGACCCCGCAGCATTAGGGTTTGCTAATATGCCGTATGACCTCACAGGAGGCCCGTCACAGGACGCTGGCATGGCCCGTCCTATGACACCTGAGATGGAGCCATTCGGCTCTATGGACGTTACAGGCGGTATGACAGCAGATCAGCAGATGGCCGACGGCGGAATGGTTGTAGATCAACAAGTAACCCCGTTTGATGACAAGTGGATGCGTGATCAGGAGTCTGTAACATCTGGTGCGGTACAGACCACGGTAGACAAAGAGTGGTTAGATACGGGTGAGCAGTCAGGCGCATCTGCCCAAGAACTTCAGCAGCATCAGGCGGTGATAAGCACGGCTGCTTCTGAGCATGACGGATCCAATACTGTTGGTGGTCGTGATGCTAGAAATGACCCTGTTCTCAAAGAACGTCTTGGAGATCTAACATCTAATCCTACTAAGCGTCGTGAGTCTTACATGAAGCGCATGAGCGCAATGCTTCTTCAGTCGTTCATGCTGGAACTTGCAGCAAAATCTATGGGCGTGGAGTCTAGGGCTTCACAATTTACTCAGCAAGCCATGAAGATGATGGAGGCTGAGATTAAGTTTGATGATGAGGAAAGACTGTTCCAGATTCAAAAGGCCGTGTTCTATCCCGGCGGTCAATACTCTCCACCTGCAACAAAGCAGGAGGCTTTTGATCGTGCTATTGCCGCAGGTGGTTCTGTAGACGAAGCGGCTGCGATGAGCGGCCACATTCCTGCAGACGCTGGATTCGATACGTATTATGTTGAAGGTGATGATGGAAAAATAAAAACCATCTATGTTCCAAAGGGCAGCACCCCTCCTCCGGGTTCAACATCTGCGTCTACAGTTGCTCAGTACAACGCAGAACTAACATCGGGCGGAAAAACCAGCGCAGCAGTAAAGGATGTAGAACTCATAATTGCACATGAGAACGAAGCGAAAAGACTTAGAAGTGCAGGCAAAAATCAAGAAGCAATCTACCATGAAAACTTTTCAAAAGATTTGCGCAAACGTCTTCGCATGGATGATGGTCTTCCGGGGTCTTCAAAGAGTTCATTTTGGAATTCTTTGTTCGCCCCAAGATTCAAACAATACTACGAAGATCAATCATCTGGCATGTCATCAGGAAGTTCTCTTCCATTTGCCATGGTTAACCCTGACGGCAGTAAAGGCGACAAAATTTTACCCACAGATTTTTTTAACAACTGGGCAAGCCAATACTCCTTTGATGTTTACGAAGGAGATAAACTGGTTACTATTCAGGGATGGCCTTCTATCAGGGAGGAGGAGCCTATTGGTCAGCCTATGGTTCCTGCCGCTGCATTAGAAATGTTAAAGCAGAATCCATCTCCACAGAATATTGATTTTTTTGTGATAACTTATGGTCGAGACGCACTACCAGAGGAATATAGATAATGGCAGAGTTAAAGGCTTCAGATATACTTGGTGCGTTTCTTCCCGGCATGCAAGGGAAGAGGATAGGTGGATATGTAGATGAGCCTGTTGAGAATGTTGTAACCGCTCCTCAGTATGAGGAGAATCCATTCATTCTAAATAGTTTAGCCGAAAATCCTTTTGAGCGTCTTGAGAGATACACTGGTGGCAAAAAGTTTCCAACCCCTGAAGGTGGAAAAACAGACGCTATATTCTATGCGTTGTCATATGGGGCGAGAGATTCTGTACGTGGCGCAAAGCAGAGACTTGGAATTGGCGAAGAGGACATGAAGCGTGAAGATGAATATCTAAAGTTTCTTATCAATGAGTACGGAGATGATGTACAGTATGCGTACTATGGTGGCCTAGTTGCAGACCCAGTTGGGTGGGCAATTCCAGCATCAAAGTTAAGACACCTTGGAACTGTGTCAGATCTTGTCGTTCATGGCGCAAAGGCCGGTGCGCTTTCGGGAGCATTATCTGGATCACTCGCATACATTGACCCAGAGTCTCAGAGCCTAGTAGATCCCAACAGACCCCCTACGGTTGCGGAAAATATTGCAACCGGAACAGTTGGTGGTGCGGTCGCTGGCCCAGTCTTTTCTTTGGCTGGAAAAGGAATCGCAAAGGCTTATGAGCCTATTGGCGAAGCAATGTGGAAACTAGCAAAGACTCCGGAGGGAGCAGGCGCATTGGCTGGTGGGGCATACGGCCTGTACTCTTTTGATCCTAACGCAAACTGGGAAGAGAGATCCAAGCACATGGTTACTGCCGCACTGATTGGTGGTGCGACTGGCGCTACTCCACGCATTGCTGATACTCTGTACGCAAAGGCAACAGGTGGCGGTAAGATTAGCGAGATGATGCCTGCTCTTCGTGTAGAGGCAGGAGGAACAACCTATGGAACAAAACCCGGACGATCATGGAAAGAACGTGAACTGACGCTGAGGGAAGGCTTTGGAACTTGGTTCTCTCCTTACTACAAATTGAATGATGAAGTTATTCATGCAATAAGGCAGTTCCGTGGTAAGCGTGGCAAATATTTTGAGGACTGGAAAGGTCTTCTTCAGGGGCTTGAAGACATGCCGCTTGAAGATCGTAAACTTATGTACCGTATGCTGGATTCTAAAACACAAGGGATCGGCACTGATGATTTTAAATTTGAATTGTCTTCAAGAACGGCAGAGGCTAGAGATAAGATAACAGAATACTCTGAGGCTTTGGTAGACATGGGCATGCTTAGTGAGGATGTGTTTCTTAAGAATGCTGACAACTATCTTCGCAGATCATACACTAAGTATGAGGTTGACGGAAAGCGTGGGTACGATCCAGAGAACCCCTTTGCTAATGATCCGGTGTCAAAAGTATTTGCCGCAGACCATCTGTACAAGATGCGTGGAAAGGTTCAAGAGATACCTATTGAACAATGGGCGGCAAAGAGAAGCCCGGACAAAGAAGAGTTTGATATGTGGGAGGCTCTTGAGTTTAGGAACGCACGTGGAGAAACCGTTGACAGCGCTGCTGATGCGGCATCTGTTCGTGTTCGCAGGGACTGGACGAAGGCAGAGCGCACAGAATATGGAGAGATCGAGGACGCACCTTACGCACTATACCGCACAGGTATAATGCTTTCCAATGACCGTGCTTTAGGAGAGTTCTTTGATCGAATTTCTAGGAGTGTGGCTAAAGATCCTAGAAATCTTCCTATCGGAAACCTTCGTAGTCAAGGATATGTAAAGATCCCAGATAGAAAAGAGTTCGGTAATCTTGGTGGAAAGTACGTAGACAAGTGGACTCACGGACAGATCATGAAGATGCGTGAGGTTTACAACCAAGGAGTCTGGTCTAAGGTAAAAGACAATTACAAATTCTATAACGGAATATGGAAAGGTCTAAAAACTATTGCGCAGCCTGTCGTTCACTTCAACAACCTTATGTCCAGCGGTGCTATGTATGACCTCGCTGGTGGCAGGTGGAGCGATGTACCACGCATTGCAAGGTCGCTCATTAAAGATGACGAACTTGCACAGAAGATGAAAGAGGACGGAGTTATTGGGTCTTCTTTCATGACTGAGATTGATGAAGCCCGCAAAAAAACATTGGAGAGTTACGCAAGTTTTGGTGAAAAGTTAAAAATCACAGGCCCCAAAGAGATCTCTGGTGTGCTTGACTTTGTAACAAGGAATGCACGAAAGTACATTGGCGGAACTTGGGACACTATGGGGAATATATACCAGTGGGAGGATAACATCTGGCGTGCGGCGCTGTACAAGACCAAGTATGACGAAGCAATCGCTAAAGACTTTGGAGAAGAAAAGGCTAGGCAGTACGCAACGAGATA